TTTTAGATATATCATAAGACCCGTATCAGAATCAAGTTCATTTTTTTAAAAATAAATTTGGATTCGTACGGGTTTTCACTTATCTTATAGTACATATAAAAAATATATTATGAACGAAAATGTAAGATTAGGTTATGCCTGTGTCAACACGACATTGACAAGCCGTCCAAAAAAGTTAGGTGGTCGTGTAACTACCTCGCGAGGCGTACGACGAGATTCTTGGTATCATACTTGGGACTTAGCTAAATTAGGTGACATTGCATTGCAGAATGCTACGGACCTACTTCATTATCTTAAATGGAACGAAGAGAATGACATTCGATTGTTTCGTATTGGTTCCGAATTGATTCCATGGGCAGATCATTACGAACTTACCGATCTGCCTAACTACGATGCCATTGCTGCTAAGTTGCGCGAATGCGGTGACTTTGCTAAGATACATGGTCATCGATTGACTACGCATCCCGGACAATTTTATATTCTTAGTTCGCCGCATGCGGCTGTAGTCGACAAGACTATCATCGGTTTAGAGCGTCATTCCGAGATGTTTGACCTTATGGGCTTTGAGCCTTCCTTTGAGAACAAGATCAATATCCATATAGGCGGCGCCTACGGCAATCCTGAGCGGGCAGCCATGATATGGTTACGTAACTGGGATAGGTTATCGGACAATTGCAAGGCTCGACTCGTAGTAGAAAATGACGACAAGGCCAGTATGTATAGTGTCAATATGTTGTATAACTTTATGCACCGTAATGTCGGCATACCTATTACGTTCGATTATTTTCACCATAAGTTTCATCCAGATGGGTTAAGTGAGTATGACGCATTGATGTTAGCTCGCGAGACATGGCCGACACATATTCGACAAGCTACGCATTGGTCTGAGTCTCGTCGCGAGGAGCAGTTACGTCTTATTGATTCTACCTGCAAGACTAACAATATTGATATGAAAGATATAGAATCGTGGCCTACCTTATCAGCTATTCACCGCGAGTTTAGTAAGACTAAAGCTACCGCGCATTCCGATTATATTCAAGGCCCTATCGAGACATACGGACTAAATTTAGATATTATGATAGAGGCTAAGGCTAAAGAATTAGCCCTTTTACAGTTCCGTAATATTTATGCATATAAACAACAGGAGGTTTTAGTATGAGAGACAAAGACAATGTGTTACGCAAATTAGATGAGGCTGATGATATGGTTAGGATTCTAGCTGAATTAGCCAATAAAAAAGCTGTTGATACTACAGAAGCGGTTCGCCGTTTGTCTGAGATTCACAATCGTATTAAATTTGCAATAGACCGCATTTCCGTTAGTTAACATGAAAGCTAAACTATTTCCTATCATAATTGCATTAGCTGCTTTATCAGTATCTTGTTCTGCAGCTTTTTATTCTGTATACGGGCTAGGTAAATTATTTGCCGGAGCTAGTACACAGGTTATGATTATGGCAGGTAGTTTAGAGTTTGCTAAATTAGTAATCGCATCCGCGTTATATCAGTACTGGAATAGTATCAATAAAATTTTACGTACCTATTTAACAATAGCTATTGTAGTATTAATGACTATAACTAGTGCTGGTATATACGGGTTCTTAACGGGGGCGTATCGGGAGACTTTTGCATCTACTCAAGTTATTGAACGGCAGATAGGACTTATAGAAGCTAAAAAAACTAATTTTCAGTCTAGAAAAGACGAATATGTAGCCGAAAAAGAACAGCTTACAAATTCAATAACCCAATTGAGATTAGCCATTTCTAACCCAGGACAGAGCCAATATATCGACCGTAAAACCGGACAAGTTATTACAAATACATCTACCGCATCACGTACTTTACTTCAAAATGAAGTTAATACGGCTATAAATGAACGTGACCAATTAGATGCTAAGATACAAGCATTATCTGACTCAATATCTACTGCAGATATTAACATTATCAACATTCGTAATTCAGATTCATCTGTAACGGAATTAGGTCCTTTAATGTATCTTTCAAAGTTAGTTAATGTACCTATGGATAGAGTAATCAATTGGTATTTGCTACTTATTATATTTGTATTTGACCCGTTAGCTATTACATTGGTAGTTGTAGCAAATCAAGCATTTGATAGATTAAAACCTAAAGTAGTTACTGAAATTAAACAGGAAGTACCTGAACAAGATGATTACGAAGATACATCAGCGCAATGGTATGATTATCCCGATCCTGTTGTAGTTACTCCGACAATCATTGTCAATGAATCTGTTGATACTGAAGTTACTTCTTCTATAGAAACTAGTAGTTCTATGGAACCTATCATTGAAGACAAACAAGATATTTATCAAGAAAAATCTCAACCAAGACGTTCAAAAGCATATTGGACATAACATTTTAAATTTAATTTTATGAGTAAAAAACAAACTGTGTTGCAATCATTTGCTACAAAAATTGTTAACAACAAACGTTATATGATTTGCCGTAACAGCGAACCTGACGGAAAGTATTGGCAAGGTAAACTATGTGATAACTGGTCAAAGGTAGGTATAAATACTACATCGGTATTATGTTACAAATGTAGTGCTCGTTTAGCAGGTGATCCGGAAGTAGGTGCTGGATATAAGTCGTCTGGTAAGCCACGTGGCTGGCAATTTATGAAGGAATATGTTGATGAACAAGGCAATGTTTATCATAAAGGCGTTGAACAGCCTAAACTTAAAGGTACATTACCGGCTACTCAAATCGATACTAATAATTCTAAGAAGCGTTTATCTAAACAAGAAAAACAAGAACTCAAAGATCAATTGTTACAACAAATTGTGTTTGTACGTGGTAATATTAACAAAGCTACTTTAAAGAAAGATATCAAAGCTAATAAAACACAATTACGTAAATTGGAACGGCAAGTTAATAAACTAAAATAGATTTGATATTTTCAGAAAATGTTATTATAATTAATGTATGAGTATATACGAAGAAAAGTCTAACAAACGTCAAATAATAGAAGAATCTTTAGAATCGCTGTATGAAACTGTTAGCCAACAATTAGCTACTCAGTTAGATTTGCAAGATTCAGTCGTTTACTTAAACGACGATATTACGGAAAATACGTTAGTAGATTTAATGATACGTGTACGAGCTATTCTTAATAATCGTAACGATAATAATCGTAAAGATCCTATCAATCTTATTATTAACTCTAACGGAGGCGATGTATATGAAATGTTAGGTATTATTGATTATATCGAATCATTATCCGTACCTGTAAATACAATATGCCGTGGTAGGGCATTTAGTGCTGCCGCTGTAATTTTAGCATGTGGTACTGGTACACGTATGGCTAGTAAACGGTCATGTGTAATGTTTCACGAAGCTATTAGTTTTGCTGACGGTATAAAGGTAAGTGATATGACTGCATATATCAATAATCTTAAATCACTTGAGAGTGATGTATGTGATTTGTTAGCATCTAAATCTAATAAAAATGCTGATTGGTGGAAACAGCAACAAAAGACAGATTTGTTTTTATCGGCAAATCAACTAAAAGAATATGGAATAATTGACGCAATAATTTAAAATACTATGAGTTTAACAGCAGAACAAATACAACAAAATTGGTTCGAGTTTCGTAAAAGAATTAACGAACTATTCCCTACTCGTGCAAAAGAAATAAATGCTATGTACGATCATTTGGAAGAACGAATAATGATGATGCCAGCAAGTGGTACTGATCACTTCCATAATGCATTTGAAGGTGGATACGTAGATCATGTATTACGTGTAATGGATTGTACCGCTAAATTGTATGAGTCGTGGAAAGAAATGGGAGCAGATGTTAGTAACTTTTCATATGAAGAACTAATGTTTGCCGCTATGCATCATGACTTAGGTAAGGCCGGTTTTCCAGGTGACGGCGAAGAAGTATACATTGTAAATGATTCGGAATGGCATCGCAAGAATCAAGGTAAAATGTACAAGCATAATTCTAACATTCCGTTTACCATGGTGCCAGATCTTAGTTTATGGACGTTGCAACATTTTGAAATTAAAACTTCTTGGAATGAAGCACAAGGCATACGAATACATGACGGAATGTATGATGATGCTAATAAAGCTTACTTTGTATCACGTAGTGCTGATTCGAAGTTGCGTACCAATTTACCGTTGATTTTACATCATGCGGATCATATGGCTGCTCGAATTGAATACGAAATGTGGCGCGATAAACGTCCGTCAGCAAAAACAACTATACCTAATACTAACACTAGAAAATCAATGTTATCTAACAATACAGCATTTGATATTTCTAAGATTTTTGGAGAATAATTATGACAATAGCGTTAATATCGTTATTAGTAATCATATTATCAGTAGCTACTTACATTGTAAGGAACTTACTTAAAAAGATGGAGACATTAGAAGATAATGTCGAAGAACTAGTAAAAAATGTAATGGAGTATGAAACATTTTACGAAGAGTTAAAACGTCGTGTAAATGAATCTAACTCTAGACTAAAACAAATAGATCGTTTAGGCTCTTTTGAAGC